CGTACCAATATCGACCAACTATCCGTTCTTTTTCAAACCGATACAAGACGGAATGGAAAGGCCGAAGACCGAGTTATCCTACAAGGTCCCGTCAAGAAGATTAACAAGAAATTCTTTTAAAGAGTCTGAAGACGATCTTTTAGGACAAGGTCTTGATACAACTATTGATTGGAAAAATACAGGTGATAATAGTTATGATGGCGAAAAGTTAATACTATTAGTACACGATGAATCAGGTAAATGGGAAAGACCTGACAATATATTAAACAACTGGCGAGTAACTAAAACTTGTTTGAGGTTAGGCGCTAGAGTTGTTGGTAAATGTATGATGGGTTCAACGTCTAACTCTTTAGACAAAGGAGGCGATAATTTTAAAAAATTATATTATGACTCAGACGTTAGAGAAAGAAATAAAAATGGCCAGACTACAAGTGGACTATATTCTTTGTTCATACCTATGGAATGGGGTTACGAAGGATTTATTGATATGTATGGATACCCTGTATTCGATACCCCACAAGATCCGGTTAAAGGAATTGAAGGAAGCATCATCACTACAGGAGTTATTGAACATTGGGAAAATGAAGTCGAAGGACTCAAAAATGATGCTGATGCATTAAATGAGTATTATAGACAATTCCCAAGATCTGAAAAACACGCTTTTAGAGATGAAACTTTAAATTCTTTGTTTAATTTAACTAAAATTTATGAGCAAATAGACCATAATGAAGAGATGACTATGAAAGGATACATTGCTCAAGGGTCATTTTCTTGGAAAAATGGTATTAAAGATACTGAAGTAATATGGACACCTAATAAAAACGGTAGGTTTAAAGTAAGCTGGTTGCCTAGAATTGAATTAAGAAATAATGTTATTGAAAAAAATGGCATTAAGTATCCAGGTAATGATGGCTTCGGCGCTTTTGGTTGTGACTCTTATGATATATCAGGAACAGTTGGAGGCGGGGGATCTAATGGTGCACTGCACGGTTTAACAACCTTTTCAATAAATCCAGATTTTCCATCTAGTCAATTTTTTTTAGAATATGTTGCTAGACCACAAACTGCTGAAATATTTTTTGAAGATGTACTTATGGCTATAGTTTTTTATGGTTTACCAATACTAGCTGAAAATAATAAACCTAGATTGTTATATCATTTAAAGCGAAGAGGTTACAGGGGCTTTTCAATGAACCGCCCCGATAAACTACGGGGTGCATTATCAAAAACGGAAATAGAATTAGGAGGCATACCAAATACCTCTGAAGATATAAGGCAAGCGCATGCTGCCGCAATAGAATCATATATAGAAGAAAATATAGGTAAATTTGAAAATGGCTATGGTAATATGTATTTTCAGCGCACACTAGAAGATTGGGCAAAGTTTGATATATCTAAACGAACAGCCTATGATGCTTCAATTAGTAGTGGGCTTGCTGTGATGGCATGCAGAAAACATTTATATAGACCACGACAAGAAAGAACAACAAAAAAGCTTAATTTTTCATTCTCTAGATATAAGAATGAAGGCGATAGAAGTACGCTAATTAAATAAATATGGCAAAAATAAAAAATAAGTATTCTCAATTCCCAAGTCAAGCTGTTTCTGACTCTGAGAAAAAAAGTATAGAGTACGGTACAGCTGTTGCCACGGCTATAGAGCAAGAATGGTTTAATAGAGGAAATGGCAGCAAAGGCAGGTATTATGACTTGCAGGATGATTTTCATCGGCTAAGATTATACGCTAGAGGCGAACAATCAATTAGAAAATACAAAGATGAATTTGCTATTAATGGCGATTTGTCATATTTAAATTTAGATTGGAAGCCCGTCCCTATTATACCAAAATTTGTTGATATAGTAGTAAACGGTATGCAAGATAGACTATATAATGTTCGCGCTATAGGTGAAGACCCTATATCTACAAATAAAAGAACAAAATACGTAGAAGGCATACAGAGAGACATGAACACCAACTCTATGTTAGATTTAATACAAAAAGAGTTAGGAGCAAACGTAAGAAATATTGACAAAGAGTCTTTGCCAGGATCTTCAGAAGAGCTAGATTTGTTCATGCAACTAAATTATAAGCAAGGTATAGAAATTGCTCAAGAGCAGGCTATAACAAATATTTTTAATCAAAATAAGTATGAAAATAATATAAAGCCTAGAGTTGATTATGACATTGCTGTTTTAGGAATTGGTGCTGCAAAACATTCTTTTAATAATACAGATGGAATAAAATTAGATTATGTAGATCCTGCAAATTTAATTTGGTCTTATACAGAAGATCCTTATTTTTCAGACTGCTACTATTTTGGCGAAGTAAAAAGAATAAAAATAAACGAGTTAAAGAAACAATTTCCTTCTCTAACAAATGAGGATATTGGTGAGCTAGCTAAAAAAAGCGGAAGTTATAAAAATTATAACAATAGCTATAACGTAGAAGATGACCAAAACTACGATAATAACATAGCTACTGTATTATACTTTAACTGGAAAACTTGGGAAAACAACGTATACAAAATAAAAGAAATGTCTTCCGGAGCAGAAAAAGCTATTGAAAAAGATGATTCTTTTAATCCTCCTAAAGACAAAAGAACAAGATTTCAAAGAGTTGCTAAAGCACAAGAAGTTGTATACGAGGGAGTTTATATATTAGGTGCTAGCACATTATTAAAATGGAAAAAAGCAACTAATATGATTAGGCCACATTCTAATACTAATAAAGTATTAATGAATTATATAGTGGCCGCACCTAGAATATATAAAGGCAGAATTGATTCTCTTGTTTCAAAAATGACGCCATATGCAGATTTAATACAATTAACGCATTTAAAATTACAACAAGCAATACAAAGAATGACACCCTCGGGTGTTTATATAGATGCTGACGGATTAGCAGAAATAGATTTAGGCAATGGCACAAGCTATAATCCGCAAGAGGCTTTGAATATGTATTTTCAAACAGGGTCTATTATAGGGCGATCGCTTACCGTTGAGGGCGATCCTAATCCTGGCAAAGTACCTATTCAAGAATTACCTGGAGGTGGTGGTAATCAAGTACAATTATTAATTGGTGCTTACAACCAATATCTACAAATGATAAGAGATATAACAGGGCTAAATGAAGCAAGAGATGGTTCCGACCCTGACCCTAAAGCATTGGTGGGTGTTCAAAAAATGGCAGCTGCCAATAGTAATGTTGCAACAAGACACATATTAGACTCTAGTTTGTTTATTACTATAACATTGGCAGAAGCAATTTCTATGCGCTTTAAAGATGTATTAGAATTTCACCCCACAAAAGAAGCTTTTATATCCGCATTAGGACAATTTTCTGTTGGCTCTCTTGAAGAGCTTAAAAATTTACATTTGCATGATTTTGGTATATTCTTAGATTTACAACCAGATGAAATTGAAAAACAAGCTTTAGAAGCAAACATACAAATAGCTTTATCTCAACAAAGTATATTTTTAGAAGATGCTATTGATATTAGAGAAGTTAGAAACATTAGACTAGCTAATCAATTATTAAAATTTAGAAGACTTAAAAAGCAAGCTGTTGATCAACAAGCTTCACAAGCAGCTGCTGTTGCTCAAGCTGAAGCACAAGGTGCTGCACAAATTGAAATTGAAAATGCAAAATCTCAGGCAGCACAAGTTAAGGCAGATTCAACTATTCAAATTTCAACAGCAGAAAACGAATTGAACATAAAGAAAATGCAATTTGAAGCTGAAACTAAAAAAGCTTTAATGCAATTTGAATACGACCTTAATGTAAAATTAAAAGAATTAGAATTATCTGCGCAAAAAGAATTAGTTGAAAAACAATCAGAAACGCAAGAAAGAATTGCTGATAAAAAAATATCGGTTAATTCTATAGCTGGGCCACCTAAAACTGAAAAACCTAAAAAATCTTTTGAATCAAAAGGTAATGATGTATTAGGAGGTTTTGATTTATCAAGATTTGAAGCTAAATAAATTAAACTATTATATTATATTTTATGGAAGAACAAGTACAAGTAAAAGAGGTTGGAGCTAAAGAAGAAGTTTCGACTCAAGAAAAAGAAACCGCTGTGCTAGAAAAAGCAGTAGAAAGCGGTGAGGTTGACTCTAATTACGGGTTTCAAGAAGACGGCGTTTATCGTGTTAATGTTGATGCCCCTCCTAAAAAAGAAGAAAATGCCAGTGAAGAGCAAAGCACAAATGAGGTATCTGTACGCAACGAACCCGAAGCTAGCGAAGAAGTTTCTGAGCAAGACAAGCAAGAAGGCGTTGAAGAACTTACCGAACAAAGTGAAGAAAAAGAAGAAGAAAAGCAAGAAGAGACGTTAGAAATAGTAGAAGAGTCTATTGAAGAACCTCAACAAGAAAATGTACAGGAAACTAAAGAAAAGCCTGTACAAACAAATGAATACCCAGAAGATATTCAAAAGCTAATGCAGTTTATGGAAGAAACGAATGGTACTTTAGAAGATTATGTTAATCTTAATAGAGACTATTCAAAAATGAATAATACTTCTTTAGTGTATGAATATTACAAAAATACAAAACCTCATTTAGATAATGAGGATTTAAACTTTTTAATGCAAAAAGAATTTGCTTATGATGAAGAGGTTGCTGAACCATCCGAAATTAAAGCAAAACAATTAGCATTTAAAGAAGAATTATATAAAGCTCAAAAGCATTTTAATGATTCTAAGGAAAAATACTACGCAGATCTTAAGTTAAGAAAGCAAAATGAAGTACCTGAAGAATACAAAGAAGCTTATGACTTTTATAATGAAGCAACTAAAATACAGGAAAGAG